GACCGTGTCTTCGAAGCTCAAGCCGGTCTGCTTGGCGAGCAGCCCGCCTTGGCGCAGGGACATCCCCAGGCCGGACATGTCGGCCGCGGACTTGTTCGCCGCCGCGGACAGGACGTCGGCGATGTGAGTGACGTCCTTGCCCTGCATGCCGAAGGTGTTCATGGCTTGGGCGGCGATGACCGCGGCGTCGGCGAGGTCCATCTGTCCGGACGCGGCCAGCGCCAGCGTGCCCTTGAGGGCGCCACCGGTAATGTCGGCGACCTTCACGCCCGCGCGGGCCAGTTCCGCTTCGGCGTTGGCCGCCTCGGTCGCCGTGAAGCTGGTGGTCTTGCCTGCTTCCAGGGCTGCGGCGCGCAGCTTGCCCATCTCGGCCGATGACGCACCAGTCACCGCGCGGACGTTGGACAGCGCCTTGTCGAACTTGGCCGCCGACGCCGCCGCGATGGCAAAGCCGGTGATCATGGCTGTGCCGACGGCCGCGCCCGCCCCGGCGAGCCGGGAGGTGTTGTCGGCGGCCTGCCGCATGCCGCGCGTGTACTGACTGATGTCCGCGCGCAGCCGGACAGTGACGGTACGGGTGGCCACAGTTCACCCCCGTCGTGTGTCGATTTTCTGGACGTGGACGTGGAGGCCGTCGGAGGATCTCTCGCCGTTCCTGTCCTGGTGGGCGCGCACGCGTTTCGCGGACGCCGAGCAGGCGTGGCAGATGACGAGCTCCGCGGTGTAGTTGAACTCGTTGGCCCGGTCGGTGGCCTCACTCCAGGGCTGGCCGCATTCGGGGCACGCGTCTGCCTCGACTTCCAGCAGGGCGAGTGCCCAGTGACGGTCCTCGGCCAGCCACAGCGGCTCACCTTCGGCGACGACCCGCCCCATGAACACGGAGCGGGGCACACCCCAGGCGCGGGCCGCTTCTAGTTCTCGCCGCCAAGGGCCGCCAGGAGCGCGGAGGCGGCCAGCGAGAAAGGGATCATGTCGCTGCTGTTGTGGACGTCCCAGGCGGCGTCGAACAGCTTCTTGATCTCACCCTCGTTGATCTTCTCGAAGAGCTGGGCCGCCTGCTCCTCGTTCATCACAGGGGCGACACAGGACGCGGCGATGAGCGCCCGCCCGAACGTCTCCGAGTTGAACAACTCGTTCTCGTTCCCGGACGGGTGCGCGGCGAGCAGGTCGCTGTACGCCTTGTCGCCGATGTACCGCAGCGTGAACGGCCGCTCGGCGGCATGGATCTGCTCGCGCAGAGCCTTCATCTCCTCGGCGATGGCCCGCCCCGGGTGCACCTCGCTGAGATCCGAGGGCTCCCAGTCCGTCGACGTCTGCGCGAGCGCGTCCTGCAGTTCTTCCATGCGCCCGGCCAGGTCGCCCCGGATGCACACCTTGACGGTGCGCTCCCGGGGCGTCGCCTCGGCGAGGATGTCCTCGATGCTCGCCATCAGGCCACCGTTGCGGCGGTCGCCGGCGGGGCCGTCACCTTCATCGGTGACACGAACTTCATGACCTCGTTCGCCGCCGGCGAGCTGTTCTGCGGCTCACCGCAGGTGATCGGGTACACCTCGCACTTCTGCGAGGTGGCCCAGGCGGTGGCGTAGGCGATGCCTCGCCGCACCACCAGGTAGCCAGACACGCCGTACTTCAGCGTCGTGTACGGGAGGTCTTCGCCGCCGGTGGTGCCCCGCTTGAACGTCGTCTCGGTGTCGTAGGAAACCCTGCCGACGGTCTTGGTGTCGAACGTGCTCGCGAGCGAGGACGTGTCGACGTCCGCCGTCGACGGGTCGATCTTCAGGCCGTCCGGGGTGACGCGGGTCGTGAAGTCCTGGCCCGCATTCAGCTCGGTCGTGGTCGGCGCGTTGATGTTGGAGATGGACGACGCCCAGACCACCTTGGTCATTCCGTCGCTGATCAGGTCAGACATGAACCCTCCTCAGGGCATGAAAAGAGCCCCGGGCGACGGGGCGGACAGGGTCGGGTGGAGCGTCAGATGACGAGGCTGGCGACGGTGACGCTGGTCGTCGACGAGTAGGTGACCGCGGCGCTCACGCCGTCGGCGGCCGAGGCGAACAGCTTGCCGGTGATCGGGCCGATCATCTTGTCGCCGGTCGTCGCCGGGACGGTGACGACCAGGTCGGCCGCCTGCTGCCCGTCGACCTGGGCGGTGCACGTGATCGTCACCGTCATGCTGGAACCGTTGGTGTTCTTGACGTGCAGGAACGAGCGGTCGCCGCACGTTACCGTCGTTGAGGCGGCGGCGGCCGAATAGGTGGGGGTCAGGCCGCTTCGGGCGATGACCTGCTGCGCGAGAAGCGCCATGAGGGATTCTCCTGTCAGGCGGGGATCGACTTGATCCGGTACTGGACCGGCACGAAGAAACTGGGCGGAGTGGTGTCGTCGTCGCGCTGTACGGGAGGACCGCCCAGATCCTCCGGCCGCCACACTGTCCGGCCCGCCACCGACAGCGGACCGGACAGTGCCTCGCGCACCTTGTCCGCCACCCACAGCGCGCGCTCAAGTGACGCGCCCACACAGGTCACCTGAAAGGTGGTCATGAAGTCGGTGCGGGTGTCCGCGAGCGACTCGCGCACAGCCTCGCCCGGCTCCGGGTACAGCACCGCGTATTTGTCCGGCGGAGACCAGCCAGCACCCGTGGGCGCACCGCCGAGATAGACGATCAGGTTCGCGGCCTGCAGGGCGGCCTGCACCGCGTCCATGTGCGGCAACACCGTCGGCGTGCTCACGGGCTCACCACCAGGCCAGGCCGCGTTCGGCGATCAACGCCATCTGTTCCTCGAAGCGGGGCTCCTCGACGTCCAGCGCCCGGCCGCCATCACGGTGCGGCGGGTTGTGCACCGAGCCGTACTCCAGGAGGTTGCCGAGGGCGCCCTGCGGGCCACCCTTGTCCGGGCCGATGATCGCCATCCAGATGTCCGGGCCGTAGCCAGCCAGGTCGAAGCCGATGCTGCTCGGGTACTGCGGGGCGTGCTTCGGAGCCGACGAGCGTGCGTTGGACTTCCAGTCCCGCTTGATGTTCAGCGCGCCGCGCATCGTGACCGCGCGGGCATCCCTGCGCGCCCGCGGGACCACCCGGGCCAGATGCCGTTCCAGGCGGCGCACATCGCCCATGTCGAATCGGATACTCACGACCGGTCCTCCGCCCTGATCCGCCACGCCGTCGCCTGATCCGAGAACGCGGCCCCAGTCACCCACAGCACCAGCCCGACCATGCGGGCATCCGGCGACGCGGTCACCTCGACCTGCATCCCCGGCAGCACCCGCACACCCGACGGCATAGGCGTCGACCAGGGCAGGTGCACCTCGTACTCGCGCTGCTGGATGCCGCGTTCCCCGGCCTCCGTCTCCTGGCCCGTCGACGCGGCGATCGCCTTCACCCGCGCCTTGCCGGCATACAGGTTGGTCTGCGCGCCGGGGACGGTCTGACCGGTGGCTCGGTCGAAGACGCCAGCGGCCTGCGAGTACAGGCGCACGGTGTCCCGCATCCGGGCTTCAGCCGCCCGACGGCCTGCCGCGAGGGCGGCGTCGAGGTTGCTCACCGCAACCCCACCGTGCCGATGCGGCGCCGGTAGTCGCCGAGGAGTTCCTTGTGGGTGTCCGACAGGGAGCCGAGCCCAAGGGACTCGGAGGCGAGGGTGCGGCTGTAGTCGTCGATCGACTCCTGGCGGAGCATCCCCGGGTTGGACACCGTCGATGCCGCCAGGTCCAGGCAGATGGCCCGCACGTCGTCCGGGATCTCGTCCCAGCCGTGCGTGTACGTCACCTGCACGATCCCCGGGTCCGGATACGACGACGTGCCCGGCAGATGGTGCCAGCCGCCCGTGCGCAGCAGCCGATCCCCCGACAGCACCCAGTCGATCAGCACCAGGGCGTTCACCTTCACTTCGGACACCGAGACGACGGGCCGCTGCGGCAACACCAGCTCACCGCAGTCGATGACCCGCAGTCGCGCCACGTCGTCGACCACCCGGGTGATGGTCTGGCGCGTCCACTTCCGGATCACGGCCGATGCAGACGCCAGTGCCAGTTCGGCCGCAGCCGCATCGACCGGCGCCTGCACCATTGCGGCCAGTTCAGCCGCCGTAGCGAACGGAGGAAGAGCCACGGCAGCCTCCCCTCGTCAGCGCTGACGCGCGTCGTCGTCGAGCTTCTGCCGCACCTCGCGGGCGTGATCGAGATCCGTCTCCGGGGTCGGCTTGCCCTCCAGCACGCCAGACACCGTGTAGTGCGAGTCCGGGGTGGGGTCGACCTCGACGCCGAGGTAGCCCTTGTCCTCGGCTTCGTCGACGGCCTTCTGGACTTCCTTCTGCGCCGCGTCCTGGGGCGGCTGGGCGGTCTTGCGCTCTGCCATGGGTCTGCTCCTCAGTTCCGGGTGACAGTGACCCGGACGAGCCCGCCCGGGTCGGTGATGCCGGTGCCGACGTGCAGGGACCGCCACAGCAGGGTGTCCCCGGCCGCCAGGACCAGGTTCGCGGCAGTACCGGACAGGGGGATCGCTTTCTCGTCGCTCGCCGACGCGTTCACGCCCGAGTCGAACTGGAGGGTCGCGACCGTGGTGGTGCCCGAGCCGGACTGCCCCTTGTTGAAGAGGGTGACCGACCGAGTGTTCGTGTTGGCGCCGGTGATCGCTGCCGCCGCCACGAACTCGACCTTGGTCACGGTGCAGTCGAACGGGGCCTGCGAAACGACACTGTCGAGGTCGTTGCCCGCCGTCGACACGGGGGCCACGTCCTGCTCCAGAACCCGCTGAAGGGGTGCGGTGTCTGCCATGAATGATCTCCTGTGATGAGAGCCCGAACATGCCAAACGGCGCCCAGTAGATGGACGCCGCTCGGGCACGAGTTGGTTAGGCGAGCAGGCTCTCCAGGGAGTCCTCACCCGCCTCGATAAGACGGTTTGCTGTCCTGATTCGATGGCAGTTGGCGCAGACCACTTCACACTTCGCGATCTCTGCGTCAATCAGATCCCGACTCACGCCAGCCATGCATGCCACGCGATACTTCTTCTCTGTCCCCGGCAGGTGGTCAAAATCGAGCGCTACCGCGTTCTCGCGGTATCCACAGTCGGCGCAGCCTCGCTCTAGTTTTATCTGCTGGAAGTAGAGACGATCCCTCTTCGCGCGAGCGGAACGCCCGGGCCCGTACCGGCCCACAGTGCACTTCTTGCACTGATTCAGGTATCCGTCACGCACGTTGCGGTTCTTATAGAACTCCGAGAGTGGAAGTTCCATCCCGCAATCCCTGCACGTTTTCAATGCTCGCTCCCTGAAGGCGAGTTCCTGAATGACAAGGACGGAGGCAGGCGCTCAGGGAACGCTTTTCGGGAGCTACCCTAGCCTCCACCGGAACCGATTCTACCGGCGGTTTGTCCTCAGTACTTGAGAACGGCGACGGGGTACCGGTTTGCCTCGACCATCTGCTCGTTGTTGATGCGGTTGGCCACCTGCCACCCCACCCGGAAGGTAAGACGGATGGCGGTCATGTCCTGCTGGGCGAGATTGAACATGATCGCGCCAGTGTTGTCCTGGATCACGGCCTGGTCGAGGATCTTGAACGAGATGTCCGAGCGGACTCCCACCACGAACTCGTTGAAGTCACCGCCGAAGAGCCGCACGTTGGTGTTGGCGCCGCCCCCTGCCGGGAACAGGCCCTTCATCGCGTACTCGACCGGGAAGCCGTCGATAGCGGACAGCGATCCGTCGACTCGCGACTCGTCGAGCTTGCGTCCCTGAGAGTCGCGGGCCCTGCGCAGTTTGGACTTCGCGCCGGTCGATGCCACCCAGCCGTTGACCTCGTACCCGGAAGACTCGACCTTCTCGTGCACGTTGTCCAGGTCGCCGAAGAATCCACCCTGGGCGGCGGTCGATCCCTCGTTCACGGTGTTACCCGCGCTGGTGGCCGCCGAAGTGATGTTCGTCGGGAACGAGCTGGGCGCGTTCGTACCGAAGAACACGGTGGAGTCCAGCAGACGCCCGAACGCCTCACGGATCAGCGGCTCGGCCTCGTCCCAGATGTTGGCGTCGATGTCGTCGATGACGTTGTCCGGCACCGGCATGATGGTGGCCATTTCCTCGATGTTGAGGAACTTGTTCTGCCAGGCCATCTCGGTGGTCTGCTTGAGACCGGTGTCGCCACTCACCCAGTACGCGATGGGCAGGGCGGACAGGACCGGCAGGCGGACCTGATTCCGAGAAACCGGAATCCGGCGGAACATGCTGAGCACGGACGAGTTCTCGACCGCCTTGCCCAGCATGGTCTTGGAAACTTCCTCGGGGATCAGGGCCGCCGCATCGGTGCGGCTTGTGATGTTGTTGTAGGCCACGGTCCGGCCTCCTGTTTCTGGTTGCCGGCCGGACCTTGCCGCGCCGGGTTGGATTTACCGCCTTGCCGCAGCGCGGATCAGGGCGTTCATGTCGGTCGGTGCGCCCGCGGTGGTGCGGGCGCCGCCGTCGAAGGAGGGAGGGGCCTGCTCTTTGCCGAGGTGCGGCTTGCGCTTCAGCAGGTCGGCGAGGGCCTTCTCGATGCCCTTGCTGTCGATGTCGCCCTGCTCGTCCACGTATTCGCCCAGGTCGAGGAAGGCGGCGGCGTCCGACGGGTCGGCGAAGGTCGACGCAGCGAGGGCGCGGACTTCGGCCTTGGCGGCGCGCTGCGCCATTGCGGCGGCGCGCTGCTCGGCTGCGGTGGCCCGCTCGCCGGCCTTCTGGACTTCGGACTTGTCGCGGTCCTCCAGCTCCTGAAGGCGAGCGGCGTGCGTGCGGCTCTCCCTCTCGGCCGCCCTGGCGCGCTGCTTCCACTCGTTGAGCGCCTTCTCTCCGGCGGGGCCGAGTGGGGCGTCACCGGCAGGTTCGGCCGGACCGCCCGGTTCGGCGGCCTGTCCGCCTTCGGGCACGGTGGGTTCGGTTGCGGTTTCGGACATGCGGAACACTCCCGTTGCGGGATAAGGCCGCGCATTGCGCGCGGTCAGGTCAGATAGCCGAAGCGGCGCAGCATGGCGATCGCCTCGTCCCGGCTGTCGGCGAGCTCGAAGATCTGCTCAGGCAGCAGGCGGGGACTGGTCAGCTGGTAGGAGCGGCCGATGTTGGCGGGCACCCGGCCGCGGGCAATGTCCCGGGCCCGTTCCTGCCGGTAGAAGTAGCCGCGCGTCGTGGTGCCCTCGCGGGTCGCCCGCAGCGTGCGGCCGTAGGCGGTCGTGGTGTACATGCCGCGGCGGGCGTTCACGACCTGGGCCGGGTCAGCACCTTCACGGATCGCCCGCGCGCCCGCGGCCGTGAAGACGCGGTCCTGCTCGGCGCGAGACAAGCCGTTGAAGTAAGCGTTCGGGTCGATGAAGCCACGCCCACCGGCTCCGGGCCGCGTCGTCGGCGAGTAGGCGTCAGAGGACAGCGAGCCACGGCGCTGATGGCGGGCGATCAGCGTCGTCGGCAGATGCACGCAGTCACAGTGCGGGTGACGTTGGAAACCCTTGTTCCAGCCGTACTCCTTGCCCGCCAGGATGATGCAGCGGGAGCAGGCCGGCGGTTGTACGACCCGGACGTAGCCCTGGATCGTCCGTTGCCCGGTCATCGAGGAGCCGACGGCTGCCCGGCCCGCTTGGGTGACCTCTGACGAGCCCATGCGCAGTGCCTGTCGCAGGCCCGTCATCAGTGCGTCGTCCACGGCCATGCCGCGGCCGATCCGCTCCTTCGAGGTGATCACCGACAGGTACATCAGCGACTCAAGCGACCGGCCGTCCGCAGCAGCCCCGGCGAACGCCGCCGGCTTGACCCTGCCGGCCCGGTCCGGCGCCGCGCCCTCGGCCTCGACGACGGCGTCCACGTAGTCGTCCGCCAAGGCCGCTGATGCCAGCTGGCCCGCGGTGACGGCCTGCACGACGCGCGGGCCGACCCTCGTGTTCCAGGACGTCGTCAGGTCGGACGCGTCCAGCAGGCGCCACAGGGCCTGAACCTGGTTCGCGGTCAGGCGGGCAATGCGCGCCTGCTTCCGGTAGTGGCGCAGCCCGATCTGCCGGGCAGTCAGCGCCACGACTCACTCCCCCGCAGGCGGGGGTGCGGGCTCTGTCGGCTTGGGCCCGTACTCGGCGGCCAGGTCGCCAGCCATTGCCCGGCCCAGGCTGTCCTCGTTGAGCTGCCGCCAGCGTTCGATCTCCTGCGGGGTGGCACCCCAGCGCTCCCACAACACCTCGCGCGGCACCCCGAGTGTGGACATCTTCACCAGGGCGTCGACGAGTTCGCCCTCCGTGCGCCACTCAGGGGACTTCCACACGATGCGGGCCTGCGACGAGGCGAACCCGGCCAGGCGCATCGTCCGCTCCAGGCCCTCTTCGAGGAACCGGCGCCTCTGATAGATCTTGTGAATCAGGCCCGCCTCTGCGGCCTTCAGCGCCTCCGCGCTGAGGTTGATCATGCTGCCGAGGAGGTAATGCGGCGGCGTCGACGTGATAGCGGCGATGTCGTGGACGTCGGCCTCTTTGCCTTTCAGGTAGCCCGTGAGGTCCGCCGCGGCGAACTGGCCGAACTTGGCGCCGTTCTCCTCCGCGATCAGGATCTTGTTCACGGCGACGTCGAACGGCTCGATGTCCTGGCCGTTCTCGTCGACCGGGATCTCCATCCCGGTGACCCACTTCTGCGGGAACGCCGCGAACTCCTGGGTCATCATCCGGTCCGCGATCGTCTTGTTGATCCGGTCCTGGATGCCCGTCACCGACCGCAGCTCCGAGGCGCCCGGCTTCAACATCCGAGGTCGGTTGGCGAGCTCCCCGAAGGGCACTTCACCGAGGATGTTCTTGCCGCCCCATTCCTCGCCCGCGACCTTGCGGCGCACCCACTGCGGCTTCTTCGTGTCGCCATACTT